TGTCCTTTGTTCTCCACCCCGATGATGTGCCGAAAGAAATGGCTACCGCTCCCATCGGGCAACGATACATGCTTGCCTGTGCTCAGATAGATGACTACGAGAACCCAGTTAAACCAAGGGCCACAACCGAAATCGAGAAGGCTTTGGCTAGGGCTAACCTAATATGCAGGGACGAGTCGTACATCCAGTGGGCGCGGATGAACTACTACCAGTGGCATGTTGTAGACGAGAATCAAAGTGACGAGAACTATGCAGCCGAGGTCATTAGATTCATCTGCGGCATCGAGTCTCGATCAGAACTGAAGACCAACCCGGAAGCCAGAGAGCGTTTAAACGAGCACTTGAAGCTGTTTGAGAGTGAGGTGCAGGCGTGAAGACTTGGTATACAGAGAAGCTGCGATCCATGAGGGCAGATCAGAACCTGTCTCTACAAGAGCTTGCGGATAAGTCAGGCATGAATCGCGGATACATCAGCCAGATAGAGTTAGGCAAGAGAAAGCCTAGCTTTGAGGCTGTAGAAACAATTGCGGGTGCGCTGGGTGCTAAGATATACATACAGCTAGAAGCGCCAGAAGCGCCCTCTGTTGCGTCACCGCGCAACAAGAAGCCCGTATCTATAGCAAGTAGATTCTGGAAGCAGTGATGACAAAGGAAACAATAGAAGAGTTCTTGGCCCGTGGCGGCAAGATAGAAACGGTGCCTTACGGGGAAGTGAAGTACGAAGAATCGATGCCAAAGAATAAGCCCAGTGTGTCGGGCCGTATGAACAACTCACAACGAACTGGCAATCGCCGTATAAAACTAAGAGGTGGTAAGTTTAAATGAAGTATCACATTGTGGTGCATGAGATTACATGCAAGTACACAGAGGTAGAGGCTGATACTAGGGAGCAAGCAGAAGACATCGCTAGAGATAATGGCGGAACGTGGCTTAGACTCCCGCTCCTTCTTGAGCGCAAAATAGTACGGACACATGGTGAAGACGAACCCCACGAACCCCCATCAGACATCGACAAATAAATGGCACTTCGCGTGTTTAGATTGCGATATTAAAGGGTTTAAACAAGCATACCCAAAGAAATGCCCAGAGTGTGGAGCATCTGCCCTTTTAATTACGGACTTGCGGTGGCGGGCTTAGGCGCGGAATAATAGAGGTGGACTGAGAGTTTATGGACATACTCTCTCCTGCTCGTTCCCGTCCGAGTGTCCGAAGGCGGGTTCTTAGGGGACGCTTGTGAATAAAGACGAACTCAAGACGGGCGCTCTAGTTGGGATTGCAATCATTGTCGCCATCAATTTACTTTCGTTTCTTTTGGTAACGATTATTGGGTGACTTCTTTTTTGCTGGGCCGCTCCTAGTCTGCTTCCCCTGCTGCGCTCTACTAATAGCCATTAGCCCTTACCAAATTTCTGCTTCTGCGACTTAGGCGGTGACTTCCTGCTACCACCCTTGCCGCTCCAGAACATCTTGTCGGCCCAATAAGCGGCAGATGTTTTGCCCTTCTTTATGTTCTTAGCATGGCGAGCCTTGAAGCTCTTACGGGCTTCATCCGAATAGTTGTGGCCCATCTTCTGGTCGCCAAAGCGAATGATCTTCATCTTCTCGCCATCGCGCACAGCAACAACACCCTTCTTGGTCTTGTGACTTGGCGTTCTCTTGGGTTTGTTTAGCCCAGACAGACCAACCTTCTTGAGCCGATTCTTTTCTGCATCAGTCAAACTCATTTGCGGTGCCTCGCTGTTTTCTTGGCTATCTTCTTTGGTTGCTTGGAGAACTGCTTACCTTTCTTTGTGTCTGCTCGCTTCTTTCTGGAAGTGGCAGCGTACTCCTTGTCTGATAGAGCCTCTCTAGCCGCCTTCGGGAGATACCTTTCACCTGTTGCCTTCTTTCCTTGAGTTGATTTCTTGCCTGACTTGGTGCCCCAATCCTGCTTTGTCCACTTCTTTAGCGACTTCTGTGACTTCTTTAACGGCATTACTTGTACCCACCGCCTGCATCTTTGTACGCCTTCGCTAACATCTGAGCTTTACGCGCCGACCATTGCCCGCTTTTTCCGCCCTTGGTGCCAGCTTTGATCCTATTGAACTGGCGCTTACGCATCTCAGGTTTGGTGTAGTTACCCGCCTCGTTGACGCGAGACTTGGACTTTTTCTTCTTGACCTTTCCGCCCTTAGCGTATCGTTTAAACATCTTGATACTCCCCGGTACGGATCATCTCTGTAACCCGGATAGCTCGATTGCCAACTTGCTCTGCCCATCGGCTATCTAAGAACTCGTCTGCTGCTATGTCGAACTGTTCGCGGCTCATCGCGGTGATAGCGTTTATGAAGCCACGCAGTTTGGTCAGACCAAGGTTGAAGCAAATGTCGATGAGCGCATCTTTTCTCGCGTCGTTCATAGCGTTGAACCAGAAGTAGCTATCTGATAGCTCTTCTTTCACCCTAGCGATGTCATTAGCCAGCAGATAATCAATCTCATCATCGGAAAGACCTAGCCCTGACTCGCTCACGTTGCGCCCGACACCCAGAGTTTCATAACCAGCCGAGCAAATATAAACTTTAGAGCGCACTCCTTCGTGCAGCTTTAACATTTCAATTAACTTACTCATCTTCTGCCTCTTCGTCCGACTCTTTGTAATACTCAATTATAGAGAGAACTTGCCGTATGTAACGCTTGACCTCCGCCATATTAAAAGACAAGTTCTCGTAACCCTTTGTGGTTAGGCCATAGTACGCGCTGGATGGGGCGTTACCCTCTTTGAGATCGTCCAGATACTCTTGCATGGTCACTGGGGTTAATACAGTCCACTCCACAGGCAATGTTGCTATAGGGTTAGGTAGGGGCGGATGATACTGGGGCGCTTCTTTAACGACCGTGACCACCTCGACCTTCTTTGTCTCAGGGATATATGGCTCTGATCCAAACCAAGAGCAACCACTAAGCATCAGGATTGGTAATATTCTCCAAATCACTCAGCACTCCCTTGGTTCCCTTGTTGATAATGTTCTCGATCAGTCTCGGCTTGGCTAACGACAAAACATCCATATCGTGTTTGGCGAACTTTTTTCTGATCTCTTCGACCTCTCGCTGCGCCTCTCGATTAAGATCCTGCAATTCATTAACTCGGCGCATAATCCTTGCGTGTGACTTCTCGGCCTCAACAATCTGATCGTTTAAACTGGACACACTGCCCTCAAGGATAGACTGATTGTCTGCGGCTTGTCGTAGTTGTGCAGCCATTGCTTCCTTTTCTGCTTGAGACTTATCAGCATACATCTTGAAAGCGCCTCCTGTTATTGCAAGCGCAATACCCAACGCGCCGGCTATCTGCCACATCACTTTTCCTCATCCTCTCGCTTGAGCCTGCGCGTTACTCGCACTGTAGTAGCACTTGCTTCAAGTAACGCCTTCTTCTTTAACCGATATGCATCAAGCTGCCCGTAATACGAATTCAATCTTCTATTACGCTCCGCTCGGGATAACGATTGATCTTTCTTAATCCTATTAATGCCTGTAACTATCTTGCTTTTTTCAGACTCTAAATATTGCAAAGAACGCCGTATAGAAAGCGGATCAGCATTTATTAAATTGAGTCCAATAAAGCGCATTGATGATTGCAGGATTGTGTCAGGAGCCACGCCGTTTGGCTTCTTGTCCCCCTTCAGCGCAGTATTTAGTTTCGATACTGCGCCATATTCTGTGTTCAAAAACCCCGGCAATATGTATTGATTCGCCGCCCAGAACATAGCGTCAGTCACTTTGCCTCGATTGTAGAATGGGCGCTCGATAGCGCCAGATACATACATTGGGTCTTCTGGGTTTACGATTGGTCGCTGTGTAAACGGGTCTAAGTTTTGCGATGCGCCAAACAATGACCACGCTGGGCCACCAAACATACCAAACGCAGAAGTAATATCTTTAAGGCCAACGCCTTTTTCTGCCGGCTCTGCTGTACCCGTCAACTTCTTACCAGCCATCAAGATGTCTGATCCGATGCCGGCAAACGAACCCCAAGGATAAAGATATGAAGTATCTAAGAATTGTAATCGGCCCTCTGCATCCCTAGCTGGTATCGGCACAAGGCCCGGATTGTCTCTGATGTAATCAGGCATAGACTTCTTGATCTGCTCATACTCATCATCATCTATGTCGAATGCACTCATAAATAATGCTGGCAACGCATAAGATAATGCGACATATGGCGCAAAGCGCATGGGGTTACGCAGCGCAGTCTTTGCTAGTACAGGCAACACCTTGTACTGGAACGTTAAAAAGGGAATTCCGATTGGGCTTTGTCGTGTTCGTTTAACAATTTCTGGCACATCTGAATAATCAAATAAGTATTCTTGTGCCCTTAAAAACGCATCATCAGCACTACCGCCTTGACGATCCATAACATCAATGGCTATGGCTGTTTTGCCTACAACTTCTATGCCTTGATAAATGTTGCTGGCCTTTTGCGCCAATCGTTGCCATGTATTCAGCTTCAGCCAACCGAACAAACCTATATCTTTTGCATCTACTGATCGCAGGAAGTCGAGCATGTCATCTTGCATCAACACAAGCTCTTGATCTGTAAATGATGACTGCTTAACACCACGCGCCAGCATCTCTTGATAGTGTTTAGCGTTGGCAAAGTCGCCGTTGTTGTAGGCAACGATCTCTCGCGTAGCTTCGATCATGCGCGGTAACACACGGTAGAACGGGACACCCGATAGATGAATAAGGATTGCGTTACTAAACGTGTTACGCGCAATCGTGGGCGGATTGAGGGGAACCTTGATGGTCTTCCAAACAGCAGTCAGCTTCTTGCCGGTGCTAATCAAATCTACAGCAGCCTGATCTCCAATATTTAACAATGATGATGAAGCAATTACATTATCGAATATCTCTGATCTGACCAATCTTCCAGCCAACATACCAAAGTCTTTTTTATTTGGAACACGTTTAAACACATTCCCATAACCTTGCGTATCTCCTGTTATGTCTCGCCCCGGCTGGTCGATATAATCCATCAACCCTCTCTCTTCGAAGGTTGTCAAAACAGCATCTCTTACACTTGCAGCCTGAGACCTCAATCTTATGGCCCTATCCGGTTCGGCAGCTTCGATTGCATCAGCTATTTCATTGAGGGTGTTGACCTCATCTAATAAGTACAAACCGCTTTGCTTTTGTTCAACGCCATTTACGTCAGTGAATGTGACCACTAACTCATCATCTTGTGCCGTCCACGCTTCATTGCCAGCGATAGAATTCATAAACTCAATGAATTGCAGGTCTCGAATAGGGCGCTGAATTGCGCGAGATACGAGAAACGCTGGGTCAAGCTCATTAATAACGCCAAGCGCCTCTTGCTCTGGCTGAGTCAAATCTGGGTTTCTCTGTTTGAGATAGCCAAACCGCTCATCTCTAGGGTTCTGAAGCACATGCTTTATGTAAATGCGAGGAAGGTATGACCGCCTGTTTTCATAAAACGTTTTAGCTGGTAACAACCCTGCCTGAACCATCTCAAGGCCAAGAGCTTCTATCATATCTTTGGCTTTCACCGAAGCGGCAGCGGCCCTAGAGTCAAGAGCCTCAAGTTGTTGCAGTAAAGCAGCCTCTTGCTCTGAGTCGCCTGTAGTCATGTAATTAAAAATCGAGCTACGAAGAACCTCGGTAGATGCGCGATCCTTATCCCCAGTACGGAACAAAAACTGATTGCCTATTTCGTCACGCAAATATGTTGCGATATCTGATGATCCAGAAACAACACCAAGATACTTGGATCGCTCTAAGTAAAACTCCCGCTTTTGCGGCATGTCTTTAAGGGTATTAAAGAACGGCATCCCGTTAATATAGTTTATCGCTTTGATGCGCCCGTTTTTAAACACGCCGCGCAGATCCTCTGTTCCCTTGTTGGTTACTTCTGTGCGCTCATTTTCGAGTCGAGCAAAATAAATGTCGCTTGGCTCAACAACCTTGGGCGATGCCTCCATCTCAGGTGTGAGCGTGTAAACGCGCAAAGCATTACGGCTGTTAGATACAGGGATCATAAACCGCTGACTTACATCCTCCCCCGCAACAACATCAACTGGCATATCGGGGTCTGTTTGAGCTTGCTCATCCCGTAACGCCAGCATTGAAGGGTCTTCTCCTATCGCCTGCGCTAACGCCTGTCCTTCCACAGTCCGTTCATCCCCCACATACCTAGCTCTCTGGGGCATAGATTGAACTTGATCGGTAGGGACAATTTGTGACTCCTCTATAAAGATCTCATCAGACAACTGCTCTGATACGCCACTAACCCCCCTATTGATTGTTTCAGCCAGTGAATGACCAGAACCAAGATAGAGGCGCTGACCCTCATTATCCTGCCTTACACTTCGGCGTTTAGACTTGAGTTGGCTTTTCGAGGTAGAAATCAAACTAGCTAACGCAGACTCCAACGCTCTTGGTATCTTTTCGTCGTAAACGTTATCGAAGCCACCGCCCACTGGCACATCTATCGCGCCCGTAAATCTGTTAACCGATTTTTGAATGCCGTCCACATCCATCAACTCCGCCTCAGATCTTTGATAAGACGTAAGCTCGTTGTCTCCAGCGTTTAAACGTTCTTTTTGTACTTGAGACCTTGCGATTTTGTTTTGTATGAACTGCACGAAGTTTCGGGAAGCAAATTGGTCTGATACAGATTCTGGATTTTGTAGGTCATTACGGACTAACAGAGCAACATCTTCGCCCAACCAATCATCTAGCCTTGGATTGCCAGATCTCGTAACACCCTGATTACCTAGCTCGATTGTCTGTCTTTGAAAATTACCTCTAACTGTTTGGCCTTGATTGTTTAAACCAACTACAGGTGTTGTGTAGGTAGCAAGCCATGACGAAGGCATATCTGGGTTGGCTTTGAGCAGCGCCTTCATAAACGCCAGCTTAATCGCATCTAGCCCGTCTACATCGACTGTTTCTTGTAATGCAGCATCTGCCGCCCTTGCAGAAGCAGCCCTGAATCCTGATAGGTTTCCTTTTTGTTCAGCAAAAGCAAGAACTTGATCTACGCTTTTCCTTGCGGAGTCTTCTGAATTTTCCTTGGCCTGATCTATAGCCTCTTCGTCTAGTTGGATTTCGGCTGGCGCGATCTCGCCGGTAAGTTGTTCTTGTGTAGGGAAAGAGCCAGTAAATGGATCTGGAAACGCAGGCGCTAATATGTCCTGCTCAATCAAAGACTCTAACTCCATACGGACATCTGTTTCAGATACCTCAAACGTCCCTTGTTCAGTGCCGACTTCAAAGATATTTTCTTGCCCAGACAAAAGGCGGAAAGTATCTGAATCCACACCGACATCTGCAACTTGCGTCATCACCAAGCCATCAATAGCAGCCTTGTATTCATTTCGATAACGCTCCACTTGTAACTCGCTATTGCTTACAGCGATATGGTCATATCCGCCGTTTATTGCCATGCGTGTAATCTGCTGCATGGCAAAAGCTATCCGCTGATTTTCATTCTTGAGAGGCAAATTAGGAAACACCTTGCCGTACACATCATCTTTAAACTGAGAAGCAGCCTCTCTGACTAAATTCTTTTGCTCTCTGCTCAGAAACTTAAATCTCGAATCTGGTATTACGCCGTCCCTAAACAGTTTCTTTGCAGCCATTTGCTTCATCATTTCTGCCGCACCCTGATGGATGTCAGACTGTATTTCCTCGATAACCAATACAGAATCGCCGTTCTCTAAAGTAATATCGGCAAGACGTATGTGCATTATTGGATTGCGGATGTCAGGAAAGTGAGCGTGATAAACTCCGTCACCTGCCGACATAGGAGCAGCAATTATTATTTCCCTATAACCAAAATCCTGCTGTAAATTCATCGTGGCGGTAGGAACGGCATCTGAGGGCACAGCCCTGCCGCCCATCGTTGTCCATTGGAAATAAAAGTTAGGGATGTCTTCCCCTTGCTCATCCATTATTTCCGTTCCGTATGGGCTTCCCGCACCCCCTCGCCTTTCTAACCCAGATACAAACCCAAAGCCCTCGGGCAGCTTCTTTTCTGCACGAGTTGTAGTCTGAAAACCGGGTTTCATGCTGGCTTCTACCAAGCTGAGACCAAAGCCCTTCCTATCTAACGCGCCTCCATCTTGTTTAAACGACTCTTGCAATGCGGCAATGAGTTTCTGCTTCTCTTGGATTGGATCAGGCAAATCATCAAATGACTCATCTTGTTTTTTAAGCGCTTCGGCGTAGCTTTCTAACGCATCAGTGACATCAGGTGGAAAGGCCGGATTTATATTGTCTTTATTCGGCACTTCCTTGCGAGTTAAGTTGGCAACTTGCATTGCGTTTACAACATTTTTCCCCGAGCCAGTTCGCAAAGAGGTCATCGCATCGTTAGCAATTGATATGTAACCTTCGTTATTGCGATCCTCTTGTATGGCAGACCGATACTTTATCTCTGAGTCTGGGTCGCTCTTAGGGCCGAGGGGCGAGCCGTAGATGACTATCTCAACTACTTGCTCGATGTCGTTAAAATAGTCCAGTAGCTCTTGACCGCTAACGGACTTGTCTGGAGGCAGGCTAGTAAGGAACGCATCTATATTTGAGTCATTCCACTCTTCTACCTTAACACCAGACAACGCGCCGACTACTCGATTACCTTCGACCCTTCCCCAAGCATCAGGCAGCTTTTTCTGGCCCGTCATGCCTTCTAGCTTTGTTTTCATAGCAGACTTAAACGCCGGCCTTAGTAGAGACGCATCACCTCTAAAGTTTTCGATTGACGAACTAGCAGCAACTGGGCCTTGCTTAATAACAAACAAAGGTGTTGCTGCGCTGAGACCTGTTGGATCTTCTTTGAGCATCACCTGTTTAACGCGCTGCGCTGATTGTGGGTCGGGCGCTCTACGTCCTGTGCGACCTTGACGGATCTGCTCAAAGACCTGCTCCACCTCCATTGGTACAAATTCACCAGTGAAGTTGGATCTGAGTTGTTTAAACAGTCTAGCAATCTTAGCGAAGATGCGGCGTAGCGCAGGGTTGAACTCTTTTGGCACCTTGCCATCAACGTCTAAGCCTCTGTTATAAAGCGCCGACGAATACGCAATTAGCTCGTTAAAGTTCTGGAACTCATTGCCCGACATGGCTTCGTCATATCGCTTCTGGCCTAGATGGTCGAGGACAATTTGTTCCATCCTAGGGATGTTAGCAATCAACGACTTCATTTCTGGGTCAGTTAAGAACCCATTATTGAATAAGAAGTGTGTGGCTTCGTGATACGCTCTGTTCTCTGGGTCAATCAGTTTATCGGGAGCCAAAGATACTCCGACGATGTTACCCATTTGCAGGCCCAGCGCCTCTTCATAGCTAACCTCATTGCCGTTAATAACATACTTAACGTCACCATCTCGGTTCACGACCTGACCATAAAGCTGGCTTGCGACTACAAGGTTTGAAGACGGGGCTACATCACTTACGACCTTCTTGATTCTCCGAAACGTATTGAAGTCAATAGGTTCGCCTTTTTGCGAAACAAGCATACCCGGAGTGCCCGGAGCTGTTTCTGATCCAGCAACACCTACAAGCTCTGCGACTTGGCTTTGCTCTGCCCCCTGCTCTCTACGAGCAAAGTCAATATCAAAAAGTGCTTGTGCGTATTCTGGGTCAGCAGAAAAACTTTGTTTCGCATCTTCATGGCTTTCACCGAGATTTCGCCGCTTTTTGTATGCGCTCATTCCTATCTGGGTCGCCTTTGCATCGCCACCAGTTTGTGAGCCAATCTCATCTCGTATGTCAGCTTCTTCTGACTTAGTTAAAACTACTTCTTCTGTCTTTGGCAGCGTGGGCTTTACGGGCTTAGGCGCAGCAGGTTCGGTCTCAGCCGCTGGCTTTTGATAGCGATCTAATATTGATTCGATTAAGTCTGGAGAGGAAAGGTCAACGTCAGGCAATACCTGCTCTTGCACCTCGAAACTTGATCGATCCGCTTTCCGAGCTATTTCGCCTTCATACTTGACATTATCTCGTACAGCCATCCCTAGCCTACGGATGTTTGCATCTTCCAAGTCGGGGGCTTTTTGCTGCAAGAACGACCTAAGCTCACCCATGACCTGTTCATCGGCTTTAGACTTGCTCTCAGGGTTGCCTACTATGTACAGGGCTTTATCAAGCAAAGAGTTAAATACAGGCGTTGCATTTCTATATCGGGGCTTAGAGTCCTCGACAGTTTTAGATTGGAAGCCTACGGGCGCAGGCGCTTCTTCTACTACAACCTCTGGCTCTGGGGTTATTTGTGTTTCTTCTGGCTGTGGAGACTTATAACTAGTAGTTATTTTTGGAACCTGAACCAACTGTCCATCTTGCATTATTCCTACTTTTTGGACGCTCTCTACTGTTTCAATGTCGCCTTCATTCGGCGAATCTTCCGTAGTTACCTCTCTAGTAAGCCCGCCACTGGCCTCGCTATAAGCTCTCGTGTCTCCTTTGCGACTTCCTTCTTGTATCGTATATCCTTCGGCTTCGGCTGCGCGTAATGCTGCCTCACCTTCGGCAATCAATTCGGGATTATTATCTGTTTGACCACGGGTTATCATGCTAACCGCAGCGTTTATACGGTCTATTGGTGTTTCTGCATCAGCCAGACGTTTACGAAAAGACGCTGCTTTACGTTGCTGATTCTTTGTGAGGCTAGGCTGTGCAGGAGCCTCTTCAATAGTCTCTGCGATCTCTTCTGCTACGGCACCGGCTTGAGCTTCTGGCGAAGGCGCAACCACCGACTCTTGTTGCGCTTTAGCTAATTCTTCAGATCGCCTTTGAACCTCTTGCTCTGTCGCAGCTTCAGCCTCTCGCTCTTCTTGCGCCTTCTTCTCTTCCGCTTTACGTTGTTTGTGGGTGCCAGCTAAATCGTATAACTCAATCTTTTGTTGGTCTGTAAGGGTGTCAAAAGCAGCATCAGGGCTTGCGCCAACTTGAGCGTAATAAGCAGCCTTATCTTTCTTGCTGATGCCCTTCATCGACTTGGTTAGTGCTGCCTGACCTATAACGGCTTCATCTACTTTGCCGCCAACTGTTCTGCCAAGAACCGTCCCACTTAGTGCGTCAGGGACTCTAGCCTGCACCTGCTCTTCTACACTGTCACCAAACTCTCCGCTGTCTATCTCAATTCCAGCAGCAGCTTTAGCTTGTTGATCTGCTGCCTTTACACTAATTGATGCGTTAGCCTCTGGGTCTCTGCGATTAATCTCATTGGTGAGCGCCTTGATTCGATAAATACGATCCGGGGTAGCGGCTGTTTCAATAGTGTCGGTGTCAGTCTTAGCAAGCTCTATCGCATCGTTTAAACTTATATCCCCCGAATCCACCTGCGCTCTTAGTAGTGGGGGTAAAAGCTCTTTGTTCCTATTATTAACCACTTCTGCGTTGGTCATGTCGCCTAATTGCTTGCCATCTATGGCAAAGCGCGATGTGAGCAAATCACTATCAGAAGCAAAAGAATTGCCTGAGTCTGGATCGGGCATCTGATTGCGTGGCAAATCTATAAGATCGCCATCAACAGAAAGCGTTACATAGTCATCCCCGAAACCTACAACCTGACCGCCTTGCTTATTACCGTCAGCGTCATAAAACGCAACATCTTGTTCTGCTTGTTGTGCGCTTCTCAGAAATTCTTCTGTAAGAGGCTCTAGCTCTTCTGTGTTTTGATGATCTACTTGGAGTCGCTTTTCGGTTTTTGGTAAGCGGAACTTTTTGCCAAACAACCCATCTATAATTGATCCCGCTGCGGAGCCGTAACCAAAGTCAGCTAACGCCGAATCACCTATAGGCTGGTCAGGGTTATAGTTACCCTGTGCTGCAAGCTCCTGCATGATCCCTGCGACAGCTTCTTGAGCGCCCTCTGCGCCAGCGTTGGTAATGTTTTGTGCCGCCCTAACCGCATATTTGTTTGTTACGTTTCTACCCAGTGAAGCGGGTATACCTCGCAACAGAATCTCTAGTGGCAGTAATTCTGTAAGTCCAATACCTAAACCGAATGCTGTAGACAGGTTACGTTGTGCGTTAGTAACGTCATTCCCAGCCTTGGCGTACGCTTCCAGCATTTGATTTGCTGTGCCAGCACCCATACCGCTTGCAGTTACAAATGTAGTGGCTCGCAAACCTTTGGCGTAATTATTGGCCCGTCTTGCTGCCTCGGCATATCCAGCGCCCCTTGTCGCCAACTGACTCGCTGCTCTTGATGTTGCAGCGGATGCACCAAATCCCGGCACCAGCAATGGCACCGTACTACCCAAGACTTGAGCTACCTTGCCGACCATGCCCTCTTCATTGCCGACAGTCTCCCTCATCTCATTAATAGTCTTGAGAGTCTCGCTAGTCTCTGGATCTATCGCATCCTCAAATCCAGCAACGTTAGTGATCGCGTCTGCGGTAGCAAACAAGCCTTGTCCTAAAGTGATAGAGCTTTGTGCTACACCTCGACCAAAGCCTCTACCAGCCTGCACAAAATAATTCTGGCTTTCGTCTTCTTGTATTGGAATCGCTGGTGGAAGAAACCCTTTGTCAAAACCGCCAAACAGATTGAGATCTCTCTGCGCCTGATCTTGTTCTGGCTGGGGCTGTGCCGGCGCAGGCGTTGGCTGTGCAAAACCAGACGCTAAACTACCTTGCTCTGGAGCGCGTGGCGCAAACTGTTGCATTGGGAACTGAGAAGCTGGCAGGCGACTCAGATCTGTGAACTGCGATTGATTTACTGGAGCCGAATCAGCAGGCTGAAGCCTCGAAATCAACGACTGTATAAACTCTTCTTGCGTAGGCATTAGTAGATTGGGGTCGCATTGTCGGTAATATAATTAGTATCAATATATGGGTATTTTGTCGCAAACGACTTCAGAACTTGTTCGTATTGTGGCGTACCAGCAGACCCATAAAGCCCTCTAAGCTGGTCACCGAATACTCGTAAAACATCTAGCTTGCCAACATTGTTGCCATCACGGTATTGCTCAATCAACTGACTAGCAATAATCCGCTCTTGTTCTGCTGGGGATAGCTGTTGTTGTTGAGGCGTAAGTTGTTGTGCAACACCTGCCATGTCTTTGACTACAGCCTTAACACCTTCATTAGCAAGGTTCTGCGCTCTTTCTACTTTCAGATTTGCAAACCCATTGACCGCCAAAGACAAATCATGCTCTTCGGCGGGTGCCTTCATTTCAAAATCTACACTGCTATAATTTTGACTTAACTCTTCAAAGGTTTTGGCGTTTGCTGCTTGATCGTCTTTAAAGTCTGCGGCTTGTTCTACATTAAACTTAGCGACCTCAAACGCAAAGTTTCGTGCATCTTGACCATACTTCTGCTGCATCTCCGCAAGACGTAACGACAAGTCTCGGTTATTTTGTGAAACTGTCTGCTGATAAGTGCGAGCATTCTGTATCTTAGTGAGCGTTTGATCTTGGCGTTTAAACGCAGTATTTGCTTTCTCTCTTTCAAGCTGGAACATTTGCAAGGCATGTTGATGCAGATCTTTTTGCTCCTCGCCTGTCATCTTGTTCATTATGCCAGCCGCACCACCCATGCCCTGAGCTAATGCACTCAGGAAGTCTGGGCTTCCAGAACCGGCAGCGTCAAAAAATGCTTTCGCCATGCCCAGTTTGGTTTGTTCCTTGATGCGATCTTTTATGTTTTCCCTTGTAGGCAAATCTGCTTCAAGGTCTATCATTTTTTGCGTAGCAGTATCTATGGCTTCGTTGTATTTGTCTTCTCGCTCGATAAGATCTTTAAGCATCTGATTATTTAAATTACCAGAGACTTTGCTTTCAACGCTGCTATATGGATTGTTGCCAACTAGATTTGCGTAAAGACCTGTAGATCCTGTCCCACCTGTCGCGCCCAATTGTTTCGGGTCTATATATGGCGCGTCTGCTGTCAATATATTAGCTTGAGCAGCAGTGGGAGGTATATTTGCGCTGCTGCCTACCCCGCCAAATGCCCCTGTCTGTGCTACTCCTGCTGGTGGGCCTCCTGCTGGTGGGCCTGATGCTGCGGGTGTAGCGCCACCTTTGGTGCCGGCTTGAGAGGCTCCGGGGATTAAGAGGTTATACCCAGACGGCAACGCTGCGGGTGTAGTGCCTCCTTGGGTGCCACCTTGGGTGCCACCTTGGGTGCCGGCTTGAGTGCCGGCTTGAGGGGCTGCGGGGCTGAAAAGGTTATACCCAGACGGCAACACTGTTCTTTGCTGACCGCCGGGAACAAAGGCTTGCACTGGTGTTTGCGAGCCTACAGGCATAAGAGATTGAATGTTTCCTTGAGGCAATCCAGAGCTAGTAAATACATTACGGGCAGCATCAAGACGCGCTTCTACTAGCGCCTTATCTTTCAACTCTTGCGTCATTTGCTTTTGTGTTGCTGATTGCTGCCCAGTAATTGTGGAAGCCGGATAAATAGCGCGTCCTTTTGCGGCAGCTTCCTCTACTTGATCTGCATATATACCAGTACCAGACATTGCTGATTCATATTGTTCTTGTAGCTGCTCAATTTGTTCAGGAGTCAAAGAAAAATTAGCAGGGGCTTGTACATTGCCAGCTAAAATTGAGCGGGGATCATAACCAAGTTGTTGCTGATAGAAGTCAAAGAAGTTACCACCACCGATAGTGCCTTGTGTCCCTGTCTGGAAGCGACGAATCAATCCGCCTGTGTTCATAGCAGGTACACCCATCTGCTGGGCTAACTGAGCCATATCAGGGGCCATCTGTGGAGGCGCTTGTTGCGGCATAGGCTGCTGCATACCCATCTGTGGGGGCATTGGCTGGCCCATAGGCTGCTGCATTTGTGGAGGCATAGGAGCGCCCATAGGAGGCGCAGGCTGGCGCATTGCCATATTGATTAGCTGATCCACTACAGGGGGCTGCGCTTGTTGCCGCATCATCTGTGCGTCCTGCCGAATATCGTTTCGCGCCTTCATCTCACTAGCAGCAATAACGCTTTCGATACCACCACCAGACGCAGCAATCTGCGCTAACGCTTGATCGGGCAAGTCTTCGGTGCGCTCTGCAATCCTAAGTAGATCTTCCATTGCCATGTTTAAACGCCTTAACCTTGAAGTGCTCTAGCGCCAAGCAGGAAGTTTGCTAACTGTCCTAGTTGATTTGGCCCCGGAGCACTTTTTTGTTGTGTTTCTCCTCGATACTGACCCGGATCATTGCCTTGGAGTAAGTTCGAGTAAAATGCTAATTGCTGATATGGATAGTCACGCTGCGCTTGGAAATCTGCATATCGCTGATCCAATATTGCTTGATCTTGAGCGCGAAGATCCGCACCCAAAGCGTTAAGCGCACCAAGCCTTTGTAAATCAAGGTTTTGTTCTAGCTTGTCAGCCTCCATTGCTCTTACTGCCGCCTGATCTCCCCTTGCAAGAGCGGCTGCGTATGCCCGCTGATTCGCAATATCTGCCTGTATACCTTGAGCGCCCGCTGCTCTCAGTGCTTGATCTCGCAATTGTTGTGCTTGGAGGGTTTGAGCACCACCAGCCCTGAGAGCCGCATCTCTAGCAATTGCAGACCGTATTGTTTGCTCGCCCTGTATTTGACGTACCCGCTCTTGTGCCTGCTGTGCTTGTAGTGATTGAGCGCCGTAAACTTGACGCGCCCTATCAGCAGCCTGTTGAGCTTGCAACTCTTGAGATCCTGCCGCTCTGCGCGATGCATCTGCTGCAATCTGCGCTTGAAGACTTTGCGCCCCCGCTGCTTGACCAAACCGACCTGTAGCAATTTGAGCATCAGTGAGCATTTGTGCCCTAGATCTTTCAGCAGTATCTGCTAGTTGCTGAGTTTTCAAGATACGATCTAGGTTAGAGCCAGCTAATGTTGCTGCCCTGTCGAATCCTTGAGACAACAACTTTGCCTCCTGATCCCCCTGCCTAGTCAAAAAATCATCTTCAGCAGTCAGATTTGCCAATGTCCCTCGGCTACCGAAAGCACTTGCGCCTCCCGCCTGAGACAACTTTGCTTGCCTCTGAGCCTGTTGCTCTTGAAACTGCTTAGTCGCTCGATCTCTTGCTCTGTTTAAAACTTGTTCTGTGTATGGGTTTTGGAATCGCTCTATGTCAGCGGCAAGGTCGCCTGCATCAAACTGTCCGGGTCGATAATCAGAACTGATATCTGCCCCTTGGAAGGTAGACCGGATGTCTGACCCTGTGTATCCGCTGCCAAATCTTGTGGCGCTTGGGTCATAGGCAGTCTGTATTGTTCCAGCCCTATAGCCAGAGTCAAAATCACCCTGTCCTGTATACCCAGAACCAAATGCGCCATCACCTGCATACGCACTTGTCGCTCTCAAGTAATCAGGAGCAGCGCCAGTTAATCTTTGAAAATAGTCTTGTCCAGCCCGTACACCTGAAAGCTCTCTTGTTCCTACACCTGTAAGCCCTTGGAAGGCCATTTGCTGTTCAGGCGTATAAGCAGCAGTCCTTTGCCCTTCATATGGAATGTATTCTTGTTGCAGCAATGCATCCGCCATCTGCATTTGCTTCTGCATATACGGATAAAATTCTTTAGGAATGTTCGACTGTGTAACGGTCGATGTCACATTCTGATTACTTGTACCACCACCACTTCTACCGCCCATCTGCGACCTCCTTCAGAAGCTCTTCAGAATCTACTTCAAGCAATTCGTCTTTTACTGCTATCGGCTCTACATCCTGTTCTTCTTGTTTAAACGATTTAGTCATCGTTACAAACTCTTTCTCAAACCCAACTTTGCGCCACGCTTTTTCTAATCCCGGCGCAGTGCTTGTTTCCATGCCATCTACGCCAAGCCTTCTGCCAAGGTCTTCAACAACCTCAAGCGCCTGCCCAGACCACTCTTTGAGCCTAAGCCCACTTAGCGTGTTCAAGTCCAAGTATGTCTTTCTTGGGTAGTTATTTATTCCGCAAATAAAAAACCCAATGATGTTTCCCTCTTCTCTAACCAACCAAACGAAATAAGGTAGCTCGACTAGTTGGTTAAAGATGTCTGCTGTCCAAAATCGACCCTGACTTCTTTTCTGTAAGTTCTCAGCTAGATGCTCTATTTCGGGCCAGATTTGCAATACCTCGGCTTTCTCTACAAGCTCGATGTCAAATGCCATGTTTAAACGACCTTTTGTGGAGTCCTTAGAAACGACATTATTTCTTCTGGAGTCTCATCTAACTCTGCTGGCTGCTCTGTCGTTTGAGTCTTCTGCATACGAATGTTGTTAACCATTTCATCAAGTAGCTCGCCACCCCTTGAGGTGCTCCCATCTCCGATATGCCCAACGACATCGGCAGGTATCACATACTCATCTCTGGATAACAAAACAGGCTCTACACCCTCTACGATTGCCGGTACAACATCATCCATACCGCCGCCAACTCCGGGCACCAACCCCTCAAAAATAGAGGAGTCAACCGTCATCGGGCCTCCTTCTTGGAATTTTCTCAACATGCCACCAAATGGCCGATCCATAGCGTCAGATGGTTTAATCATATTATATCCCTATGCTCATGCCGCCTATCCCAACACCGCCAAATAGAGGGCTGCTACCAATATTGTTTGCGGTTGAAGGATAACCAAAGTCCATTGCCGGCATTGTTGGATCAAACGCTGGCTGGGCATAGTTTTGATTCATAGCTGGCTGTCTTGCTCTAGCGGCACCGTCATAACCCGTGTTGTAAAATAATTGTGCCCCCTCAGACCCTTCTCCTAAATAGCTACCCCTTTCCGCTTCGTAAGCAGCATTCATTTGGTCTACAATAACTTGTGGATTTACTGATTGATTCATTGCGGCCCGCAATATGTCTGCATCAAATGCAGGTGCTTGATTGGAGGTATTGGTTGTATAAGACGCTCCACCATCCCTTTCAGCTATTTCGTCAGCCGTCATGTCTCTATATTGAGTCACGGTTCTTGTTGGGTTTCCCAGCAACCGCCTGTTGTAATCAGTAACCCCTACTTCGCTCGCGCCTCTAACGTTGTCCATACTTACATTGGGCATCATTTCCTCGCGTGGTGTATACACTTGCTCTGTGCGCGTTCCGTCTGCTACCTGATTAACTCGCTGCGACCCCGCTCCACCAAAGGGATTTGTAAAATAACTAGGGACAGGGAATTGAACGTTTCGATATAAATCTGACATTCGTGGAGGAGCAATGCCACCGCCCATATCAAACCTGCGTATTCCATCTTCGATACGACCGCCTTCCGAAAAACTCACAGGTGGCACAGCATTAAAAGAAGGATCTTGTACTTGGTCGAATCCAAATGGATTGGCAAAGTAATCAAATTCACCAGAACCGCTATAATCTGCCCCAGCAAACTGAGCGCCTCGATCACGCACCTGCACCGGCACATAGAACTCTTCGCCCTCGTCATCCATCATTTCGCCAGAACCCATATTCATCATGTTGAACTCGTCGGTCATGGCTTGACCCGTAAGGCCAGCAGTGCCACCTATTGATGCTGAAGTTAAGACATCTGGGTTAGTAAGAATGCTGCCAAGTGTTCCTCCAGCCGCTTCTGGAGCTAAACTAGATGTCAAATTTTGTGCTATTTGCTGACTAGCTTCGCTCCCACCTTGTGCCAATACGCTAGTGCCGATGGGCGGAGTTATATTTTGAGCGCCTTTTTGCGCCAACTCTGTCGTTAAATTTTTCAAGGCTTCTGAGCCAGCACCACTCGCCGCAGTGCCAGCAGTCGTGCCAGCAGTCGTGCCAGCAGCAGTACCAGCAGTGCCCGCAGTGCCAGCAGTGGCCCCAGAAAGACCGCTCATAAGATTTCCTGCAACACCGCCCAGCACACCACTTATCAAGCCAGCCTTTAAGCCTTCTTTGAGACTGCCGGTCTCTATGGTGGTGCCTAATCCTGTTCCGAGCGCACCAGCGCCTACGGCCCCTAATGTGCCCAATATGCCTGTTGTTGCAGCACCCCCAGCTAATGCTCCAGCTAAACCTAAAACAAGCGGTAAAAACGCCTCTGGCTGTCCTGTATCGGGGTTAATGGTTAGTTGGTTGCCGGGAACCATTTGGGCGAGCACATCGACTTCGCGGGGGTTCATATGCACCAGCATGGTGTCACCATACCGGCCCTTGCTTGCAAGCATTTCCGCTTGACCTTGCAGCGGTGCTCTTTGGCTAAAGTCTCTGTTCATACGAACCTCTTCGCGTTTAAACGTTATGTTATCTCAAGTAACGACACAAATATATCAAAGTAATTGGCTGTTCCTGCTGTCATGCGGAGCTTGTCTTTGCTTTCCAAAACAATCACTTCGCCGTCTTTTAGATATCCCTTTCGGGTTGCGGCGGCTATTGACCCTGTTTCAAACTCAAATGTCGCATCTGCACTACTGTCAAATACATGAACCGTAAGCGTTGCCGCACTTGATCCATCAGTATTCAACGCGCTTACAGTCTTTAGTATTGCCGTTGATCCCTGTGGACACTCGAACACATCAGTAATGCTTGTCCCTGTCAGGGTCGTAGCGACATTTTGATAGATAGAAGGCATTACGACATGAACCAAGTCATGTTAGATGCTTCGCTCTCTACCTCATTCCTCGACGGAACTAAGCCCAATATTGTCCTGATCTGGCTTATCAACCTCTGAAAGTACGCTTCGGAATACTCTTGCGGAGGTAACTCCAAAGGTTGCCTGAATTCTGCCCCACTAGATGTTGTGCTCATCTTCGACCATCCACCCTAACATCTAATCTTACATCACCTAAACGCCATCCATTATCTTCGTCAGTGCTTTCGATGCGAACTCGCATTTGCCTAGCCCTCGCTCTTACATTTGTCATAGCAAAGTCTGTTGTATTTGACACATCAACCGATGACTGTGTTGTTAATGTACCATCAGAGTTATTCCGTGACTTCAATGAGTATGTCAATGTTGGATTCGTTGATGTTCCTACAAACGAAAGATCTGGCAACAATCTGCGAACAAATGCAAATCGATCACCATCAGCTACATCAAAATCCGCAGTTTCTATAAACGCCGATAAGGGTTGTCCATCATCATTAAATCCAGTTTCATGCTCATATACATAGCCAGCATCATTAGATGTTTTAACCGCAACCGGCAACTCTGCCGATGCCCCAGCATCGTCCCATGAATCTCTTGCAAGCTCTGAAATACTCCATGCCTGCTCAACATAATTGTAAACAACCATTTTATCGCAAACAGTTGATCCTGTTGATGGATAGAACCAACCAACCTCGTTATACCCAGTATTAGCAAATGCAGTAACTTGTTGTCCTTGCACATCATTAAGGTTGTCAAAAATAAATGCTCTAACTGTGCATGGCAGCACCTGTGCCACACCGGTATAAACATAAAAATTATGTCTATCCATAAAGTACATAACATTATTAGCAACTATTGCTGCATTAGGGCTTATCAAACTAACGCCATCTGTAATTAACGTTGCCCTAAATATAAATGGAGCGCCTACAAACTGAAGGCTATACAAAGCATTATCTGTCCATATAGCAGTTTCTTGCCTACCTCGAAGCGCGCCAACAATAGTTGATCCAACTGAAAGCCTTAAATCACCAGCGGTGTTTCTTGTTGACGGCCTCCAATCAAGAACATTTTCTTGGGCGCACCAGCGTATTTGCATTAAATCAATATTTGATTCACCAAAAGGGTTACACCCAATAGCAAGAACATGACGATCTTGTGTAGATACAACTATCTGAAGCGCCTCCGATGGGGGGTCAATTGCTCCCACTATAGTAGAAAGCTCTTTAGCTCTTGTTGTTGGATTAGTAGCATCCCACAAATAAATACCACCCAATCGCGGATTCATTACAAGATCTTCGCCAAAGTTATCTAGTGACCATAATCGCAATGTATTAGTAACATCATCACCTACAGCGGTGCCCCATGTACCACTACTCCATGTTCCAGCGCCCCAACCACCGCCGGGAACCGCAACATCTTCGCCTACGCTTATCTGAAATGCCGCTACAGTGCTACTACCACCATTGCCTGAGTCTGATGCATTTGCAGTAACGGTCGCGCCCGATGTGTCTTTAGCCGTTATGGTAAATGCATTAGAGCTAGATATTGCTAATATCTCATATTCTTGATTTAACACTTCTGCCGTAACATTTCCGCCTAATGATGCGGCACCACTAAAAGTAACAAAATCACCCTGAACAGCATTATGACCTGTTTCATTTACAGTAACGGTAGAACTTCCATTTGATGCTGAAAACGTTGCATCACCCGCGCTTGTTGTTGCACGTATAGGTGTAACATCTACAAATGATGTACCTTGTATAATGTATGTTTTCTTTGTAGTTCCAAGTGCAATGTACTTTGTGCCTGTTAATGAAACCCACTGCTTTATCTTTCGACACGTTCCAATAAATGATGATGTGTATTTCTTTACCCAGCCTCCCATTTTTTCGGGAAAACCAGATCGAAATCTTACAAAGTTAGCATCAAAAAATCGGCCCTCATTACTATACGCAGTGCCTTCTTTATAAATACCCGATTTAAAATTGAATCTTTGTAAACCCATAATGTTTAAACGCTCTATTTATTCGAACCATTTGATCTACTAGACCATGCTTGCGCGCCAAAAAACGCAGCCAGTATACCCGCAACAGATACAAAGTAGACTGCCGCCATGTCGCCTAAGATAGAAGCGGCTTGAGTCAATCCGAAAAGCTCTGATGCCACGACCAAACTAGGGTACAACAACATACCCCACAGCGCGAACCAACTCATAGCTCGTTGCGCGTCGGCCCGCTCATGGTACAACCGTAGTTCAAGCAACTCTTTGCTAGTTTCAATCTCTTCATCAGAAACTACGCCATCACCATCCGCATCGTATTCGGCGTATTCGCTGTCTTCTTCTAACCGTTTTGCGTTCATAACTAAGGCCCAAATGCTTTGACAATTAAGTAAATCATACCGATGGCTACACCACCGCCAATAACTAAAGACACCGCTCCAACTGCAATGTCGTGCATAAGTTTTTCACGTTTTTTGCGTTTCTTGTTCAGCATAGCTTGGTGGGCCTTTCTATCTTTTTCTTGCTGCCAGATTGCTTCGTCATAGCTTTTTAGAAGCGCTGGGTCTGCGACTAATAGCAAATCCCTAAGATCTTTTTGATATCGCTCCTGCGACCTGCGAAGCATTTGCAGCTTCAAAATGTCGTTTTTGCTTAGAGGGCTGAATGTTGAAGACTTGCGGTCAACCTCAAATACGTTAAGCGCCTCGCCAAAATCGGACACCAAAGCCATTGCCTGATCGACATTGGCCTTACCTTCATTCACATTTTGAATGACCGTATTGATCTGCTGGAGCAACATGCCAGCGGCTGCAACAGATTCAATAATCAT